ATCGCCAGTCGTCAATCAAGGACAATACGCACTCCTTGAACTTCTTCTGCTGCGCCTGGGTGGCTCCGACCGAACCCTTGAGCCCCGCATCCTTCGCCGCCTGCTTCCAGGCCCCACGGGGATCGGGGTGTCCGGAACCCTCCAGGGTTTTCCAGATGGAGTCGGTCCACGCCTGGGCCTTGGTTTCCTGGTCGGCCTTCTGCTGGGGGTTGGGTTTGGGTTGGGGTTTGGGATCTTCCCTCGGGGGCGTGTCATCCAGGTCTTGCGTGAAGATCTCGGAGAGCCCGGCCATCTTCAATGTAGCGTCGATCTGCGCTGACTTCTCCGCCATCTTGAGCGCCTTGTTGATGTCGCCGTAATCCTTCTCGACCGATCGAGCGCCCACGCCTTCACCCAAGATCACGCCCTGTGAATTCTGGAGTTCGCAGCGAAGAATGATGTTTTCAATCGGCTGCCCGTTGACCGCGGCCTTCTCGTACTCGCGGAGGTTCGGAAAGATCGGAGTGACCCCAAGCATCCCGCAGATCTTCTCGGCACCCGGTTTGAACAGGCAGTCCTTGGAGTAGTGGCCAGGGATCGGGCACTTCTCATAACGTGCCGCATACTGGCATTTCGCCTTCTTGACAACGTGTATCTTGCCGTAGTCTGTGCCTTCCTTCAGCGCGGCTTTGACCCACTTCATCAGCGCGTCCCGGTTGGCCTTGCGTCTGTCCAGAGCGGCTTGGAAGTCTGCGACCGGAACATCAAGGGCGCTTGCCGTCCGCGACACCGGAACAAGATCGGTTGGCTTCTCTTCGACGACTTCACCTTCGATGATGTCGTCGTCCTTCTTGGCTGGTTCTGCCATCTCGGCCTCCCTGATCCTTCGGCGGATCAATCCCCCGCGAGCCCGGAACCGAAACGGCGACGACGCGCCGGTCGGATCTTTACCGGCGCGTCGCGGGTAACCCCTGCCCTCCGCCGCGCGGCTGGGATGACCTTGGGAGCCTTCCCAGTTCGCAAACGGTTGACAGGGGGTTCCTTAGAAATTGTTTCGGGGTATGAACTGCACCAGACATCATGGCTCCCAAGGTTAGCTATAGAATACACGATCCGATCCCCTTGTCAAGTGACCTGCGTCACATTTTGAAAAAAAGTTTTCCCGTGGTACAGTGGGGGCGAAAGGGGGCTTTCAATGAGGCTGAAAGCGGGGATCTTGGCCGTTCTGTTGTGCTCCGGATGTGCGGCCCAGGTGGTACAGAATAGGGCAGGGGGCCTTGAGATGAGGTGGTCGGGGCCGTCGATCACGGGGTTTGCCATATCATCGGCCGCCCTCATTGTCGGGAATATCCTGGTTGGTGCCGGGATTTCAGAGGGCAATTCGGATATGGCTTTCGGCGGTTCTCTCCTGTCGAGTGGTGGGTATTTACTCTTCCTTGCAACCACCATCGCAAGCGGCCTCGGCTCAAGTGACGTCACCCCCGCACGCACCACCGCCCCACCCCCGGCCGATAACTCGGCGGAGATCGAATCCCTCCAGAAACAGATCGATCTGCTCAAGAAAAAGCTGGAGGCCCGCGAATGGAAAGATCCCCCAAAGTCGAAACCAGAAGTTGATCTCGATGAGGTCATCGACGAGGAGACCATGAGGAAACCCGCGGTCCCCCGTTGAATCACGTCCAGTCGTCGACCTCCCACTCCCTCAACCCCGTGAACCGCTCGAGAAGCTCCACCCGTTTGACCAGGTGGACCAGCTGCCGCTCGAGCGCCTTCACCCGCATGGTGATCTTTGTGATTCTCCCGCGGAGAGATCGCAGGTACTCCCCCATAGAGACCCGCCTGTTCTCCCCCTCCCATGTGCTGGTTTCCCCACGAATCGCCGGATTTGCGGTCAGACAATAGATCGATCGGGGGTCGTCTGTCCATAGGTGACAAGAACTTTTTCACACCCAGACGCAAGCCGCCTACCCCTTCCGGTTTCCCCTGCAGACCGGGGAGTTATGTGTATATGTCAACCCGAGCCTTACTGCTTCAAGAACTCCCCGCCCCGCCGACGGGGAATAAACGGGGCGGGGAGTCTCCGCTTCGCTCTCACTTGTAGGGATTTCGACTCCCTGCTGTCAAAGTGATCCCCGCCTATCCTCCACCGGCCACCAGGACCAGGAGAAGAGTCAACACCACACCACCGCCCAGGCCTGCACCCAGAAACCACCACCGCTGGCTCCGGTACTTCTCCGCCTCCGCCTCCGCCTTGACCCGCTTCCCCTCGGACAGGGCGAGGTCGTTTGCAGCATGGGCCACCCCGGCCCCCAGGTCCGCCAGGCAGACCTCGAGCGCCCGACCCAACCGGAGGATCCCCCGGCCGGTCTGTTGGAAGACGTCAACCGGACACTGGCTGATATACACTGATGGTGCCTGCTCTCGAATGACGCAAGAACGCTTTAGAGCCTCTGTGAGGGCCTCGGCGTCCGGATTCTCGGCGGGCCGACTCAAGGGTCGGGAACCACCACATCCGACCAGCAGGGCCAGCGGAATCAAGCAGACGATGGCAATTATTCGCCGCGCTTTCCCTTGTCGATCCATGAGTCCCAGTCCTCCTCGAGCTTCTCGTACTTCTCGTCGATCTGGTTCAGGTCTTCCTGGTGGGCCTCCTCGATCCTCTTGTCCTCTGCCTGGTGCTCCTCTGGGGTCACGGTGGGGACGGAACCCGCCGGGGCGGAGGCCTTGTCGTCCCGGCGGTTCCTCCCCATCACGAAGACAACGATCAGAACCAGGGGGAAGATCGGAATCATCCACCAGCGTTTTTTCAGCCAGGGCCAGGCCTTGGCCTTCCACCAGTTGAGCATTGGTCCTCCTTCTCCCCCGGAGGGGGTGAGGTCTGGTGGGTGCCGTTGATGTCCAGCCCCTTCCAGTCCTCCTCGGATTCGACCGGCGGTTCCCGGACACTACCCGGCCGGCGGGCGTGGATGCAGTCGTGCGGCGCCGAAGACGTCGCCGACTCGCACCACTCTAGATCGAGCCACAGCTTGGGCATCGTGTCCTCTTCTGCTTCTTCTTCCCGCAGTACCGACACATCACAACCACCACCTGCTCGATCGGCTTGTTCACCTTGCGAGCGCAGGCCGGACACTTCTTTCCGATCCTCACCGGCCAGTAACCGCAGTACCAGCAGACGGTGGTGATCTGTTTGAAGGTGAGGCCGCTCACGGTCCCGAGTTCGGGTCCACCTTCACGGCACCGCTGACCTTGTTCTTTGCGAAGGCGTGGATCCCCATGCCGGTCACATTGGCCGCGATAGCAACCAACACTAGGAACTGGGACATCCCGACCCAGTTGTCCTCGCTCAACCGACCGACCGCGAAGAACACCACGGACGCGATGAACACCACCAGGCAGACGGCGATCTTCTTCCCGCCCGAGAGTGTCTTCAGGAAGTCGAATAGCTTGTCCATATCAGCACCTCACTTGCCCCAGCTTTCCAGGGGCGTGTTTTTTCTCCGCTCGTACCACTCGCAGATCGCCTCGGCGACCATCATCCCGTAGGCCGCCTGGCTCGCCGGGTCGTCCAGCCACTTCGAGAAGTTCGGATCGCAACCGAACCCCGCCTCCACCAGGGCGGCCGGCGGGTCCACCGTCTCCGGCCAGAGCTTCCGGCCGTACCGCGAGTCGGGCATCAAGATCGGTTTCCGCTTCTTCGCCCAGGGCATCACCTTGAGCAGCTGGTTGATTATCTCCTCCCCCAGATCCCGCGAGGCCTCCGACCATCGGTTCACCATCACGGTCGGCCCGAACCTCCAGGACCGAACCGGCTCCGCCCCGCAGGCCGGGCACGGGATACCCGCAAAGATCTTCCGCCGCATCCTCCCGACCTCCCGCTCCCCGTCGACCGTGACGATCTTGGGGACCGTGCAGTCGGGGTTCGGGCACTCGACCAGGGGGGGGTGGTTGAAGTGGAGCTCGACCGACACCCAGGGGCGCCCCGCCTTTCTCGCCTTCTTGATCGCCTTCTTCCGGATCAACCTCACCACGGGATTCAACGGGCCGGAGAAGCAGTCGACGTCGAACCCCTCGGCCTCGAGCCGGAGCTTCAGCGGCTCGTAGGCCGTATGGGCGACCATCCGTTCGTTGACGCCGTTCATATTCGAGGCACCGGGCGACCCCCGCGGATCCGAGTGGGCCATGCTGTAGTTGACCATCAAGGTCATGCTCACCTCATAGAGTCGCCGGGACTTCCTCGAACACAGAGGCGTCCCGCAAGATCACGTGGTCGACTGTGTCCACCGAGTCGCCGTCGGGCGAGGGGGTGGTCACCAGGGAGAAGGTCAACGGGCCTGTATAGGTTCCGTAGTCGGTGTGATCGTTCCAATACTCCGACGGAATCGGCAGACGGAACTCGACGAGGAGGCCCTGGCCGTGCGGCCGGTCGGACAAGATGATCTCCTGCTCCTGCAGGATGTCCCCGAGTCCCGTGGTGTAGTCGTCGAAGTCGTCCCAGATCTTGATCATGAACTTCAGGCCGACGGTGGTGGTCGGGTCGTAGATCGTACTCGCAGCCGTGGCGGTCCCGCCCGAGGTGATTCCCGTCAATGTCTCGCCGTCCGAGAAGTTTCCGTTGATTCTGATCAGGGATACATACTTCGGCGTGCCCGAGTAGTAATAAACGACATACCCGGTCGCCCCGCTCGTCCCGCCCTGGACGATCTCTCCGATCGAGAATCCACCGACCACCCCGGAAAGTTCGATGTGTCCGGTCTGCTCCTTGGGTGGCAGGTAGACAAGGGCCCTGCAGATCAGATGCCGGGATCCCCAGGAGGGAAAGACCACCCCGCGGGTCAAGACCGTGTAGGTCTCGCCCGAGATCTTCACGGTTGGCCGGCGGAAGTCGTTCAGGCTGATCTGGGTCTTGCGATCCCAGATCTCCTTGAGGCACGGGTGGAGCTTCGCCCAGGTCAAGGCCAGGACGTCGTCGTCGTTCTGAGTGTTGCTCTTGTTCGGGAGGAGGTGGGTCACCTCGGATCCGTCCGGCTCGTCGCAGGTGAAGATGTTCGGGATCGTGCAGGTGGTGGCGTCTCCGCTTGACAGCTTGGCGTCGATCCGGATCTCGTACTCCGTCTCGTCCGTCGACAGGCCGGAGAAGGTGAAGGAGTCCCACTCCGCGGCCGGTGGCACTAGGTTGTGAGTGTCCGAGGCAACCGCAGCCCCAGCAGTCGTATAAAGCCCGACCTTGATGTCCACCTGTCCGGTGGAGCCGTTGGAAAAAACAAATTTCTTGACCGTGATCGTGTCGACGCCCGCGGCCTTCCGGATGACATACATCCCGAGGCCCCGCTCGTCCCCGTCGTAGGCTCCCGACAGGGTCTTCGAGTCTAGGACACAATGGCTCGACAGGTTCGACCGGGGGAGCCGCTGGGCGTAACAGGCCCGGATGTTGTCGTTGATGATCTTGGTCATGCCCGCCGTGTAGGGGTAGTCGACCGTGCCCATCACCCCGGTGGACACGTCGAGGACGGAGTCGGGCTCGCCATCCTTCCCCAGTTCGTGGACAGCCCAGGACCGGACGGTCAGTTGCACGTCCGAGTCCCCCGCGTACACGTTCAACCGGAGGCGCCGATCCTCCTTCAATGTGATCGAGTCCACCTGGTCGCAGTCGATCTCGATCGACCGCCAGATGAACGAGGTGGACTCCACATCCTCCTCGATCCCCGCGTGGCGTCCACACTGGAGGTTGAGGTCCAGCTTGTTCGAGGCGTCCGTTTTCATGTAGAGCCAGGCCTTCACCCGGCGGCCGGCCCCGGTCATCTTGCCCGCGAGCACCATGTTGAGGACGTTCTTCATCCGGCCCGCCGGCACGTCGATCACGATGTCTTGTTCGTTCGTGTCGGTCGGTAGGTTCTGGATGATATTCTGCTGGACCCTGCCGGACTGGGCGTAGCACAAGAGCGTGTTATTCACCAGCTGGGCCGCCTCGCCCTGGGCGTCGACAAACTCCTCGTTGAACAACTGCTCGTCGGCGACCGGCCGGTACATGCAAAAACTCTTGACGTCTTCGTTCGGCATCGTTTCTCCACAGGCCACAAGTAAAAAAAGGCTAAAGATACTTGAAAGCCGAGTCATCTCCCGATCCCAGTAGGTGGTTTTCGTCCGCCATGAATACCCGGCCCTCCTGCTGGCCGGAGGAGCAGTCGTCGAACTTGGCATACTCGAGGATGTAGTTCGCACTCGGTGGCTTGGTCGGGTTCGAGGTCAAAATGATCGTGTTCGTTGCCTCGTTGACAGACTCGATCTCCCAGGCCTCGTACCCCACCAGGTGTGCGTAGGTGAGGTGGCTCACGGCGCAGACCTTCATCCCTGCCGAGAAGTGCTCGATATCCTTGGAACCCGTCCTCGAGTAGGTCCGGGGGAAGAGGACGATCGTCGCCTGGCCGACCGGCACGTTCGCCGTGAAGGATTGGATCTTCCCGCTCGGGGCCCGCCTCGCGTACTTGGCATCATGGACCCCGATCTGCCAGAGGATGAACCGGATCTTCCCCGCCCGGGCGTCCGGGTGCCGACCTATGATCTGATAGAACTCCGAACTCAACCCCCGGAGGCTGGTCCGGAGGTTGGGCAGCTGCGAGTGTGTCAGTAGGACCGGGTCGCCGACGTTGTGCTTGATGTCCGAGTAACCGGCCCGAATAGAGATCACCGGGCAGGGATATTGAGCGTGCCGATCGAAGACGACCGACATCATCCGGCGGAGCAGGCCGGGGATCCTCGGGTCCTTGTGGTTCACTCGCTTGACGTTGTCGTCCGGAATGTAAATGCAGCCGAGTTCCAGTTCGACCGCCCGGGCGAGATCCTTGTACCACTCGCGGGAGAATCCGAACAGGAGCTCGGCCTCCGCCATGTACTCGTCGGAAACCGGATGCTTGTTGAAACTCAGCTTGACAGAAGAGACCGGGGCCTTCCCGGCCGTCCAGTCCGGGAGGGCCTTCGCGTCCAGGTGGTCGGCGTCGAAGTGGTGGAGACTCGACTCCTCGTTCTCCACCCGGGCCTCGGCGTCGGTCATCATGCAGGCGAGGGAGATCTTCCCCTCGTAGGTCTCATACGGGAAGACCTGGGCGGCCCGGAAGACGTTGTTCTCGGCCCACTCCTTGAAGTCGGTCTCCTCATGTAGAACGAAGTTGACGGTCACCCCGGCGAACCACTTGTCGCGGAGAAGCTCGATCCCGTCGATGTCGATCAAGTCCTGGTCGATCCCCAGCCCGAACCCCTCGGGCAAGGTGTCGTAGGGACCATTCTCGGCCGCCGTCCCGGTGGAGCAGAGCAGCTGGAGGACCACGTCGATCACGTTGTTACGCGGTCGGACTTCCTTCCGGTAGGTGTCGATCGTGGCCGAGACCCCGCCGCAAGTGATGGTTTCAGCGGCGGCCATCGAGGACCAGTACGGATCCGCGAAGGCGACCAGGAGAGTCCCGTCGGTCCCGTCCTCGGTGACCTCCATCACCACGGCGTCGATCGACGAGGTCCCGCTGGTGATGGTGTCGCCGGCCGCGAAGCTCCCGCCCGCGAGGCTCGAATACTCGATGAAGTCGTACCGGACGAAGTCGGACTTCGGCGTATCGTCGCACATGCAGACCTGGAGGATCTCTTCATTGACCGCGTGCTCCTCGATGAAGGCCTTCACCTCCAGGCCCTCCGGCACCATCAGGGCCGAGTTGTGGGGATCAGAAAGTAACTTTTGAGTCCAGGCGGAGTATATCGTCTTCTGCTTGATATTCTTCGCCCCGATCTTCTCGGCGAATAGTCCGCGGTTGTGGTAACAGGCGTAGCCCTCCGCCTCCACGTCGGAAACGATCAGGGTGCCGCTCGGGTTGCCGCTCTCGTCGACGTCCAGGTCGACCGCCTCGTCCCCGAACCAGAGGCACCGGGCGAACTCCCCGGGGAGCGGTTGCTGGAGGGACTGGGAATCGTAGTGCAGGATCTCGTTTCCGATCTTGATGTTGCCCGAGTCCAGGAAGTCGTCCAGGGAGGACAGGAAAACCTTGTTGACCGTGAACCCCTCGAGGCGGCCGTCCTCCAGGGCGAACCCATAGAACCAGGTCACGGTCCCATCCAGGCAGTGGGCGCTCCCCACCGTGTAGGATTCCCGGTTGACGTCGTGGTGCAGGACGAAGAACCCGCCCCAGAGCGGGCGATGACAGATCTTTCCCTTCGCCTGCTTCGACATCAACTTCCGGGCCAGCAATTTGAGCAGGCCCGAACACTGGAAGGAATAGCAAGTCCCGCCCTCGTCCAGGCCGTAGTCGTCTATATATCCGACCGTGCAGATCGCGTCGGCCTCGTCGCACCCGACCCGGTTCTCGTAGATCTTGACCTGCCGGGTCTTCATAAAAGGAACCTTGTCGGAGACCGGGCGCCGGATCAGCGCCCCGTGCTCGTCGGTCAGGTTGTGTTCCGCAGCGTCCGACCCGTACATCCCCCGGGTGCAGCCGGTCAGCTGGTAAAGCGTGATGTTGAACTGGGTGGTGTTGTCGCAGGCCTCCGGGAAGGGGGTCACCAGTTCCAGCATATCGGTTGAGGCCGTGAAGTCCTGCACCCAGCGAACCTCCCCGGCGTTCGTCCCGCTGGTGATCTCGACTACCGCCCCGTTCCAGTAGTCGTCGGCCTCGGTTAGTCCGGCACAGATCATCCGGTTGGGTGGCATGGTGATCTTGTAGACCGTGGTGGCATCGCAGGCCGCCGGCATGGGGGAATCCCAGAGCAGGCGCCCGCGGCTGGACTCCTCGTCGTAGTAGGATCCGACCAGGGTCCGGACCTCCCCGACGTTCGTCCCGGCCGTCACCTCGAGGGTTGCCCCCTTCCAATAGTTGCCGTTTCCGAGTTCGTCCTCGGTCCTGGACGCATCGGTGATCATGTACTTACTGCCACCGTCTGCAGTCTGCCCGGTCAGCCCATACGAGGCGGTCTGCGCCGTCTTCGTGTCCGTGTCCTTGCCCGTGTAGGCGATGGTCTCGCGGTCCAGGTAAACATCCCCTTGGGTCGGAAACCCCGAGTAATCCTCCACCGGGATCTCCGTGTCGGTCTTGTTCAGCGATCGGGTCAACCAGGTCCGGCTGAAGGGAGTGTCGGAGACGGACACAAGCTCGGTGATCTCCCCGTCTGTGTCGAGCAGGGCGAACTCATGGGAAGGGATCGAGCAGGCTCCGTTCAAGGGGTCGGCGTCCTGGCCGCCGATCCTCGGCACCCGGGCGAGCAGCTGGTTGATGGTCCGGAGGGTGGTCACGCGGCCCCCAATGAGGGAGTTCCATAGACGGTGAAGACCTCGTTCCCGATGTTCAGCTGGTAGGTAGCGGCCACGGCCCGACTGAAATCTATGTACTTAATCTCGTCCGGATAGAGTTCATAAGGCAGGGTCGTCTTGTTCTTGAGCGCCGCGACTTCTGCATCGGACAGCTTTCGCGGCCAGTAGGCCAGCCAGTAGATCCGGCCGTTGAAATACCGATCCACGCCGCTGTCATAGTAGGCCATCGTGACGTCGGCGGACGTGGTGCTGTAGATCGGGCCGTAACAGTTCAAGTTCGAGTCGTCGTTGACCCGACTCTGCAGAAAGAGATCGCTTGTCCCGTCCGCCACATAGTCATAACGGCCGCAGAAAAACGAGTCAGTGGTCGCCGCAAGGTCGGCCACGGCCAGCACGTTGTAGTGGACGGCTCCCGCATCCTTCGAGATCGAATGCCGGATCGAGTTCGTGGCCTGGTGGACTCTCCAGCAGGTGTGCGTCGGTTTCCACTTAGCAAAGATCCCGGAGTTCTGTGAAGTGTTGGCCGGCTGGTAGTACCCGGCCACCGTGAAGTCGTCCGTCCCCAGGTGCGGATCGAATCCCGCAGCGTCCGCTCCCGGAAGAACCAGCCGGTCGGTCGACCCGTTGAAGTTCCACCAGTGGGCCTCGGGGTCCTCGTCGTAGTCGGAGTCGGGGTTCCAGCTGGGGAGGTAGTGACCGAACCGCTTCCGGATTCCCTCGATCTCCACCCACCAGTAGGCCGGCCGGTGTATTTTAGAATCAAAGCTCATCAGTCCTGTTTCACCAGGTGGATCCGCTTCGGCCCGTAGTATTCCGAGCCCTTCTCAACCCGGGGCAACCCGTCCAGCAGATCCTCGTTGTCCTTGCAGATCATCTTGTATTGTCCCGAATAGCTTCCCACGTAGTCGGTGGCGTCCAGGTAGAACTTGAAGGGAGTCCCGCCGGCCGCCTCCGTCCAGAAGTCCTCGAAGGACTCGTTCGTGTCCGCGTCGGCGTTGAAGAACTTCGCCCGGGGTATGAACCCGAGCTCCAGTTCCCGGATCGTCTGGGTCCCCCAGGTGCACCGCTCGGCCAGTCCGGAGATCGGGACGAACGTCGCCCCGCCCAGACTCCGGACCCGGTCGTATGTGTCGTCGGTCGGGAGTACCGGGGGAAACCAGGAATACATGCATTGGTTGTCCGAGTCGTAGGTCGCGGCCCCCGAGTCGTCCGCCGTGTCGTCGAATCCGAGCACGGTCCCAATGTGGTCGTCGTCGTTGTCCGACCCGTGGGTCGCCCCGGTCTTCCACTGGATGGTGAAGTTCCCGGTCCTGGCGATCGTGATGGTGCCGGTCGATCCGACGGTGACCGAGAAGGTCGCGTCCTCCACCTGGAGGGCGGTCTCCAGCGCCGAGGCTACCGCCCGGATGTCCGCGTAGTCGTCCTCGGTGATCGAGACGGTCTTGACGTCCGGGGCCCCGCCAGGGTTGAGGTCTACCTCGATCCACTTGTTGGTCGAGTCGATCGTGATCTGCAGTAGGAATGCCGGCGCCGTGCTCATCAGAACTTGTCCTTCGAGGCCCCGGGGTTCTGGCTGTCCCGCCAGGCGTCGGAGCCCTCCGCGAATACCCGGTTGAAGTCCGGGGAGGTGTTGATCATGTGGCCGTTGACGTAAATGATGTACTTTGCCCCCTCTTCCTTCTCGGTCCTTTCAGAACCTCCGGACCCGGCATAGACGCCCCCGCCACCGATCCCGCCGAGTCCGCCTCCGCCTCGACCGCCCCCTCCGGATCCCACGCCCCGGACGGCCCCGGCGATGTCGGTTGCGGCGACGACCGCGTGGAGAGCCGCAGAGGTGAAGTGCCCGGCAGCGATCCAGGGAGTCTCAAGGGCTCCCCAGCCCAGGGCGGCCTCGCGGACTGCGTCGACCGCCGACATCGCCACGCTTGCGGCGATCCGGGCAGTGGCCCGTCCCTCCTCGGAATCGGCCATCAACTCGCCCAGCTTGCCCGCCAGGGCGACGGAGTTCTCGATCGAGACCATCCGGGCCCGGTCGATCTTCTGTTCGTGGCGGGCCTGCCTGTCTGCGATCTTCATCCCCTCGTCGGCCGCCCTCCATCTCATCTGAAGGTAACGCTCGGCCGCCTGCTCTTGCTGCTGGAATATCCGATCCCGGAGGGCATCGGCCCGGGCGGTGTCTCCCATCTGCCGGATGATCTCGTCTCCGAACCCGGCCGGGACGACCATCCCCATGAACCCCTCGATCTTCTGGGTGATGCCCCAGCCGATCGAACCGATCCCGCCGGAGGCTTGCTCGGCATCTGCTTCTCGCTCCCGCCTCTGCCGATCCTTCCGCTCCTTCTCCTTCTTCTCCTTCTGCTTCTCCAACTGGTCGCGGCGTGCGATGGTGACGGCATCCCTCTTGATCGCCGCGGCCTCCATCGCCCCCTCGGCCTCGACCGCCCGGCGGTGTGCTTCCTGGTAGGCGGTCCTCGCGTCGAGGACCTGCTGGAGCCCCTCGCCGGTTTTCTTGAACCGTGCCCGCTGCTCGTCCCATCTCTTTTTCGCCGCTCCCTCCAGGTATTCGGCCGCCTGGAGGTCGGCATACGCGAGGTCGACCATCGCCTGCTGGGTCGAGCCGGAGAGGATCTGCTGTTCGATGAGTTCTATTTCGTGGCGGTAGCCCCGCATCTTCTTGATGTGGTCGTCCAGAGTCTTGAGGTGCTCCTGCTGCTCCTTGTCGATCGCTTTGAATGCGAGGCCCAGGGCAGCCAGCGCCCCGCCGACGGCCATCAGCGCCCACTCGACCGGGCCGAGCCTGCCTACGAGGTAACTCAAGGTCCCGGCGTAGTAGGTTATTTGTCCGGCAGCAGCCCCGGCCGCGTTGCCGGAGAGCATCAAG